GAAGATTCGAGCGACGGCGACGCCGGAGTGAGTCCGACCGCAGCGGACAACGCCGCCGCCGCTCGAAAGCGGTAGTTGTGCGGTGATGAAACGTGATTGGGGTTTTAGCTTCGCCGCGGACCCCGTACCGCTATCGCCCGAAGGCCGGTATTCCAAAATTCGCCCACTATCGTAGGAGGCACGCCGGGCTGAATCTCTTTGACCGGAGCCGTCTCGCTTGCTATCCGCTCGTAAAACGGACGCATCAGCGCGACGGCTGCAACTATCGGGAAATCCAGATGCTCAGGTCGAAGCTCGACCGGTAGCGCTTGGTTTCCGATTCGTAGTCGTGGCCGTTGAAGCTCACGACACAGGCGCCGATGCCGTAACTGGTCTGCTGCGCCTGGTTTTCCATTGCCGTGCGAATCGCGTCGGCGAGTGCCTGTGCCTGGTCGGGGTTTTGATCTGTCGACCAGCAATCCACCTGGATGCGCTCGTTATCGGCTGGCGCATGGAGCTCAAACACATTGGCTGGCTTGCCACCGATGGTCTGGTACGTCGCGGCCGGCAGTACCGCGGCGGCCGTGGTGTCCTGCTGTGGAAGGTTCCCTGATGGATAGAGCCGGATGCTGGGCGGGCTGGTGGCAACGCCAATAAGCGTGCGCACGCCGGCATCGGCATTGCAAATGGCGTAGAACACCTGGCCCGGCGTCACTTCGCCACCTCATCCGCAGCAGCCTGTACGCCATCGGCCAACGCGACGCGGAATACTTCGAGTGCGTTTTCCTTCTGCGCCTCGAATGCCGGACGCATGAATGGGCGCGCGGCCATCTTCGACGTTCCGAACTCGAGGAACCGCCAATAATAGACGTCGCCGGCAATATCCAGATGCTTGACGCCAGCGATCTTGCGCAGCTTGCTCGCGATCTTCTTCAGCTTGCGGTTCAACTTGATGCCACGAACACCGATCGCGTAATGTGCAGTGCTCGGATCATCCGGCCTGCGGAACACGGCAATGTGTTCCTGCAACTGCCCCGACCGAACCGGTGCACGCGCGATTGCATCCTCCTTGATGACATTGGCCGCGGCGAACGTGGCCTTGCGTAGGTATTTCTGCCCGAGCTTTTCTGGGAACTGCTTCAGCGCTTCGCCCAATTCGGCGAGGCCGTCAACTCGGACTTCCACGATTCACATACTCCCATGCAGTTCCGTTTCGGATTTCATCGGCCGACCATTGGCATCCGGATACCCATTCGGCCCATGGCTTTCGATCCGGCTCAGGCGGGATAGTCCAGTCGTGCGACGTGACCGGCCATGCCATCGAACCGGGATCAAATGTGATCGTCGGCTTTCCGGCCAATACGGCATCAACGCCAGCGTTCGAGTTGAACGTGATCACGACCGCCGCGCCGCCGAGTGCGTCGGCCAGCGTTCCGTAAATCCGGTCGGTGCCATGAACCGGGTAGTTCTGCCCGTACTCGATTGCGACCGGGTGCGGGCGGAACTTGACTGGCAGCTCGAATGCCTTTGAGGCTTGAGATGCGATGCGGACAGCCCACGGCTGGAATTGCATGCCGTATAGAGCAGCGTCGCCGTCAACCTGGCCGATCAGGAGCGCGTAGGAGCCCTTCGGGTTCCATGGCTGCATCAGGCGTTGGTGCTGATCGAAGCGCCCCACTGGGCCGCGCCCGAACTGCGCACGGCCATTCAGGCCGTTCCATCCCATGGAGGTCCATTTCATCCGGTCGCCGATGTAGCCGCGCTCCATAACCAGCACGCGCTTACCAGCAGCCACCAGGGGCGCGGCGATGCGCCAGCCCCAGCAGACGACGGTATCCGACGTCGCCGGCCCCTGCGGCGATACGATGCGGCTTGCGACGCCATGACGGCGCAACCCCTCGGCAAAGGACTGCCCGCGCTCAATCTGATGCTCGAACATGGGTTCCGCGATAATGTCGATCACTGCTGACAGATCGCCGCGTAGTTCTCGTGGTAGACCATACCGAGATTGGCTTGGCAGGTTCCCTCAACGGCGATGCCGATACAGATCAGCAGGCCGCATAGCAGCATGCAAGTCACTAGGCGATCAATCAGCTTCACCGCACGCAATCCGCAATCAGGGTCCAGCCGTTGTGCCCCGGCTTCACGTCCGCCTTCGTATCGGCCTGTGAGTACCACCCAATGACGCCCCAGCCGCATGCGTTCAGCAGCGCCATGAACTCCGTCATCGTGTAATGCCGATGGTGGAACTTCTGCCCGGCGAATGGATAGACCGACTGGTTCGGCACGCTCGCCAGTAGGCGCCGGCATCCGATCTTGCGCAGCATTGGCTTCGGGTCGGTCAGGTGCTCGATCGTCTCGAAGCAAACTGCGGCGTCGAACGTGCGGCCCAACTTCGGCCAGCCAGACAGGTCGCGCTGCAAATATTCGATCCCGTCGGCGGCATAGTGCGCCTTGGCGAACTCCAGTGTCTCGGCGTCATTGTCTAGGCCGATCACGCTATGGCCTGCGTCTGCAAGGATCTTGCAGCCGTAACCTGTGCCGCACCCGATGTCAGCAATCCGCGATCCGGCCGGCAGTGCTGCGGCGGCGAATACGTACCGCGCAACGTGATCGGCGCGGACACCTTTAGCGGTTTCCGCTACTTGTCGTTCTCCACTGTGCAATGTCATAGCTTGCCGCCTCCGGACGGCTAACCGGTTGTAACGCCTTCCTCCGCGAAGATGGACAGAAACCGGCCGCGGCGCTGGTTATCCGGTATCCCTTTGATGTCGAGCACTCGCGTTCCCCACATGACCCGCATGTTCGCGTTGATGTCGCCGCGCCAGCGAATCCAGATGGTGTATTCGTTGCCGGCGATTTCCTGCTCGGCGGTGAAGCGTTCGTTGGCGCGCACGGCGTCAACTGCGGCCCAGCATTCGGCGCCGTAATTTGTCCATGCAGTGACAACCGCGCCAGACGTGCTGCGCGTTTCAGCCTTCACCTGGAATTGGATACGCTGGTCGAGCCGGCGAACGTCGGTGTTGCTCAGGACGCTCACGGCTTCGGATAGCCCCACTCGAACGTGTAGACCTTGAACGGGTAGAGCATCGAGTCGATGGCGGACTGCAATTGGTCGTACTTCTGCGGCGTCATCGGATCGTAAAGTTGCTGAACGCGCAGCTTGATAGCGTTCTTGATCGACTCAGGAACGCTGGCGCGATAGTCGTAGGTCTGCGGACTGGTGCCGAGAGGTTTCGGCATATAGCCTGCTTTGTACGTGATGATTACCGCATCGGTTCGTTCGTAGGTGATCGGCCAAGTCTCACCCCACACCAGATCAATCCGCGCCGGTTCGGCGTCGGTGCTGACCTGATACTTCGCGGTATCCAAAGTCTGCAGCGCGTTGTTCTCGTCATAGAACTGGATCGAATCCAGTGAGATCAGCGGCGAGGACTTCGGTAGCTCAATGTAGTACGGTTGAATGTTGGAATTGATCGTCTCGTCATAGAAGCGGCGAGGCTGAAAGAACAGGCGGTCAGTTGGAAAGTACGGCAAGCGATATGCGAGCGTCTGCTGAATGACAGCGCGCTTCGTGCATTGCTCGGCGTATTCGCGCGCGGCCTGGATCTGCGACGACAGCAATGCATCGTCCGGGTTCGTCGGCGGCGAGCCGCTCGCATCAAGACGCAGATGCGCGTAAACCTCGGTGAGCGTTATTGGTTCGACACTAGGCGGAACTGTTACCTGTAGACGCACGGTTTAGTTCGTCCTCGAGATTGCCGAATGGGAAACACCGCAACGCCGAACCCGGCATGCAGTTGATGACCTCGACGTCTAGCTCTGGAAGCAGGGGCGCGAGTTTTTCAAATTCCGGAATGAACTCTCGACGATGAACGTCGGGATCGTCGGCCAGGTTCGGCGGATGTCGCCCGAACCAGTGACCGCCTTGCATGTCGTAGCCGCAAAGCAGGATGCGTTTCGCGGCGGCCTGAATTGCGATGTGCAGCGATTGATACCCGCCATTGTTGCCAGTGCGGATGCAGGTTGGATCAGGATCAAACCCGCTCTTGCCACTTTGCTTGAGGCATAAAACCTGCGGGAACGGAACCGAGTCGTCGCAGGTTACTTTCAGGCCGCCATGCTTCAGAGCCCACTCATAGTGATGCATCCACCAGGAATAATCGCAGGCGTATAAGATGTCCGCCCACGGCGCTAATTTAGCCGTGTCGTTGATAGCGATCGTCGGGATATTGGCCGCGCGTACTTGGCGCGCGACGTCCGCCGACATGGACGGCCCCGAAGCGAGAATGGCGACTGTTCGCCTTTCCCATAGCCGCGGGACCGTCCACCAGGTTGCCACGAACTAGCAGCTGACGATCTGCACGTCCGCAGCCGGATCGACCTGAGACGCAGGGCCGTTGAATGGATCGAATCCCTGCAGGGTTGAGCCGACGAACGATGTGGCGACACCCACTGTTGCGATCACCGAAACGAAGCGGTAGCCGTTCGCCACGTCCAGACTCGCGGTATCAAGGTTGATTTGCGCAACCTTGTTGTCACCGCTGGCCTTGACGATCTGCGTGATCGCCGCTCCAGGAACGTCCTTCGGCGTGGTGCCGCTGCCATCGAGCGCCTGGCGAATCTTGAAATCGACCGTTGCGGACGATCCGAGAACGCCAGTGAAGACCGTCGCGAGGAAGCGGCGGAACTGTGCCGCATCGACCCATGCCGCAGTCGATGCGCCAGCGCCCTGGTCGGCACACAATGCAGCCATCGTTGCAGCGCGGTCGGTTGGAAGTGAATTGACAAAGCTCATTTGAATGTCCTCCCTTAGACGCTGACGATCTGCACGTCGCCCGCCGGGTCACTCTGCGAGGCCGGCCCATTGAACGGGTCGAATCCCTGGAGAGTGCCGCCGACGATCGAGGCATTGGGCGGCGAGGTACTGCCGCTCGGGGTGATGACGAGCGCGACGTACCGGAAGCCATTGGTAACGTCGATGTTCGCGTTGTCGAAGTTGATCTGAGCGACCTT